GCCGGTGCTGCTTTTGGTTACTGCCCGCCCCGGTCGCTGATGCGACGGCGCAGCCAGTCGTTTGGGTCGGCTGGTGTGTCGTCGCCAGCCAGGACGGTTGAACGGGTTGCCTCCACGGGCTTTCCCGCGACAGGCGCGGCACCGCCGCGCCACTCACTCAGTGCCTTCGCTCGAGTGTCGAGCGTTTCCTCGTCACCCTCGCCCAGCAGGTCTGCCAAGTCCTCGGGAATGCCATGCTTGGCCGCCACCTTCAGCCGCGTCACGTGCGACTCAAGGCGCTTGCGTTCCGCTTCAGCTGCTTCGGCCCGCTCAATGAGTCGCTGTGTCTCAGACTTCTGCGACTCTTCAAGTTCACGGGCCTTGGCGGCAAGGGGCTCAACCTCCCGCAACTTCGTGCGGTAGTTCGCCGCTTCCTTGCGGGCCTTTTCCAGTTCCTTGGCTGCCCAGTCGGGCAGGTTCGCCGTGTCCTCGGGGGCGGCCTCCTGGGCCGTGGTGTCCTCGGGCTTGGCTTCAGTGCTGGTTTCTGACACGTGCCCTCCTGGGGCGGTACATCACCACCCGCCTGGGGTGGGAGACATTGGCCAACTAGCGGTTGGCGTTCAAGTAGGCCCTGAATGGGCCATTGATGATTTCGGTGCTACGTCGGGCGGCACCAGTCTTCGTGGATTTCGGGCCCGGTGATTCGGCGCCGTCCACGTATTTCTGGTTCCAGTTCTGCCACCACTCACCGTCACGGTTCGTGGCGATTTCGTAGGCCTCGCGGAACTCCCGCGAGTTGGGGGGCCATTCGTAGTTGTCGCCGTACACGGGTTCGATACCGCAGCCGCACCCGTCGTGGGCGTCGAAGTCGGCGGTTTCTTCCCGGTACACGGGGCCACGGGAGGCGAGTACGGCACAGAACGCGCACGCGTTCGCTGAAGCGGCCCTAGCCCAGCCCAACGCCTGACGGTCCTGGCGCACAGTTTCCTGCACCGTCGACCAGCCACCATCTTGAACGTGCCGTGAAGCAGACGCAGCCACCATCCCAAACGCCGATGAGATAACCGCCTGCCCAAACCGGCCCTGCGCTGCCGCTTTCTTGATCGAAACGGGGCCCGTTACTAGCAACGACGTGCGGATGGCGTCCCGCGTTTCAGCGGTGGGCCGGTCAATCACGATGGGCGCCCGACCTCGGACGCCTTCAGCAGCCCTGAACTGTTCAAGGTAAATCGCAGCAGCGCGAGCGGACAACGCACGACCACCCAACACAATGCCCGTTGCGGCCTGCAGGAACGCCGGCGACGTGTCGTCAAGGCGTGCCACGTCCAACGAAGGCCACAGGCGCGTCAACTGCTGCAAAACCGCCCCGCGAATCTGCGCCTGACTGCGGGCATGTGCCTGCGTGAGTGACCTGCCAGCCGCGGTAATAGCCATTGGCTAGCCAGCGGGCGTGACAGGGGCTTCTGCGGGCATTAGGGCCTGTGTCTGCCGGTCCAGCATGGCCGCGAACTGGCCCAGGCTGTCATTCTCGGCAGCCGTAGCCCGCCAACGCTCCACATCTTGCGCCGAAACACCAGGGATTTGGTCCCAAAGTTCCTGCGGCGGCACGCCCAGCATTTGCGCGAGCTTCCCGAGAGCGTCCACAGTCGAAGAAAGCGACCGGGCCTCAGTGTCCCGCCACACCACCTGGGCGTTCAGGTCGTTGGCCGACTCCATGTCGCCCGCAAACGCCGCTGCCATACGCAGCACCTGCTCCCACGATTCACCGAACGATGACTTGCGTTCAGCAATCTTGCGGGACTGGCCTGCCTCGGCAGCAGCGAGAGCTTCAGCGGAAAGGTTCGCCATCTGCCCCAGCAGATTGTGCGGCGGCACCTGCGAAATGGTCGCAAGGTGGCGCAGTGTCGACTCCCGCGAGTCAATGTAGCCGTTCAGGTCAGTCTGCCCAAACTCACCGAACTTCGTATCGGGGTCCTCGGCAACCAGAAGCCTGTTCACTGCCACGTTCAGGGGCTCAATGGGCTGGCCCTTATCGTCCTCGGGAATGGCCATGCCCGTGACCCACCGCTGACGAAACGCCGAATACTGCTGCGCCATCAGAAGGCCAAACGTGGTGAAGTTGATTTGGTCCTGCAGCGGGATCAGTGGTTCAACCTCGCCCGTGACGTGCCCGTCAAGGTCATACCGGTTCAGGAACCGCACGACCGGGCAGTACCCGAAGCCGTGTTCCGCTGCAGACACGAACGAAAACTGGTCGTTTTTGTCTTCAATCAGGTCATAGACGTGGGTTGCGTCATACAGGCGGTAACGCCCCTTCTGCGGGGTGTCCTCGAGCGCGTACTGCGGCCACTCGTCGTCAACCACGTCGGCGTAAACGGCGGTCAAGTCTTTGGGGGAGCGGGCGCGAAGCACCGGCGCCGGGTCACCAGGCAACCCGATGACGAACGAAACACCGTAGGTGAGGGCAGCGCGATGCACACCGGCCTGCCGCGCGTCCATGCGGTTGGCCTGCCAGATATCCCACGGGGCCGCGTTCTCAGACGAACGCGCCGGCCTGTACCCAACCACGTACAGCGACTGGGCCAGCGTGTCCACGACCAGGGGCAGAACATTGACCTGGGAGCGCCGCACAATCCACTGGAACTCTCGCCGCGCAGTCTTCGGCACGTAAATGCTGGAATGCTTGCCCTCAAAGTAATCTTCGACGTAGTCCAGGTGTTCCTCTTCGGCCTCATGGACTTTGTAAAGGTCAGTCGCCAGGGCGACAGCGTCAGCAGGTGACAATGGCACGCCGCCGCCTCCTCTCAGAAACCGTAAACAGCGCCGCTTCGGCGCCGTGTCGTCGTGTTCGCCGCAACGCTCAACACGTCACGCCGCGCCATACGCGCCCCAACAGCGCACACAGCCAAATCAATCTTTCGGGTGGACTCCCGGTGTTCCTTACGCAACGAAACACCAAACCTGTTAGGTGCCCGCCGCGCATTCAACACATGCCGCGTCAGCACAGGGTCACCGTCGTGCGTCAACTCGCCCGCAGACACGTCAGCCGCGAACCTTTCAGCGGCCTGCGTGAACTCCGACCCCCTCGAGCGCATGTCCCACGCCGTAGCGTGCCCACGCTTACCCGCCCCAGTCGTCGCCCACACGTCAAGCCTGTCAGCCCAACGGTCCCGCCACGCGTCCACATACGATTCCCACAAGGCCACGTCGCAATACAGGGCACGAACCTTGAACCTGTCGACCGTGGCCTGCATAACCCGGTCCACATCGTCACGGTCCACTTCCCACCCATCACCCGCCGGACCATCGGGCTTTTCCCAAACCCCGACCGTGAACACGTGCCCGTCAGAAATCCTGCAACCCACAATCCCTGTGGCGTCATCAGACCGGCCACCATCAAAGAACAGGGCCACGTCCTCACCATCAGCCACGAACAGGTCAGGGGCAGCTGCAGCGCCCCACTCATGCGGCGCCAACCACGCATCCTCAGCAGCCACAACCTGATTCAAGTAAAACCGGCGGGCCATCGAAGGCGGCGTGCGAGGGTCATAAACTTCAGCGACCAGACGTTCCACATCCAGCCACACCGAATCACCCCGCGCCGCCCGAATACCCAACGCCAGCAAATCAGGGTCCTTCAAGTCCGTATCAGGTGGCGCCTCACGCGAGTCATACAGCACACCAGTCGCCCGAGACTTACCCGTGTCAATCTTCAACCAGGCATCCCACTCACGTTCCGCGACCGAATCCTCACCCGGTTCATGAGCATTCGTGATCGAAAGGGCCCTAGCGGCACCGTCCCTGATCTTCGCCAAGTTACGGGCCACAGCTTCAGCCATCGAATGGCCTTCGTTATTGGAAAGCCAGTGCTGCGTTTCGTTCAAGATCACGAAAGTAGGCCGGCCACCCTCGAGCGCCCGAGGGCTAGAAGTCACCGACTCAATACGCCCACCAGCGTCCGAATAGATGATTTCCTTGCCCAGGTCCACGCCCAAACGCTTGGCACGCTGCTTCGACCCAAACAGGCCAGGAAACAAAGACATGGTGTTGCGCGTCTGATCCTTAGACACAGCCGCAACCTGAATCCACGGCGCCGGATGAGGCACCGCAACAGGCTCACCACCACGAAACCCACCGAAACGGCACGGGCCCAGCAACTCCACAGCAGCCAACGCCGCCGCAAACGGGTCTTTCCCCCAGCCCTTCAACCGCCGCAACGTCCCACGACGGTAAACGAACCGGCCCTGGTCATCCACCGCATACCACCACAGCAGCAGGCGGGCCTGTTCATCAGTCCAACGCCATTTCTCGCCAGCATCGGGACCATCAGGCTGCAACAGGTTTTCGTCAGCCCACTGGATCACATCCCAGCCCAGCGTCAACTGAGGCAAAAGCCATTTGCCGTCATCCGACCTAGCCCACGAAGGGCCAACCGTGACAGCGTCAAGAGTTGAGGCGGCGGCGGTACTCATCTATCGCAGTCACCCCCGCAGGGGCCTTTGCTTCAGCTGCCGTCCGCTCGATTTCCAAACGAACCCGGCGGCGGCTGCCCTCAGTCACCAGCAGTTCACTCATCAGCTTCGACATGGCACCGATTTCCGCTGACGACACGTCGTCACCCATAGCCACCTTCGACATGATCTCGGCACACAGCCGCGCCGAATGCCAATCTGAAGGTTCGTAAAAGCGGGACTGGGCCGACTTCCCGAGGGCCTCATACCACCCTCGCGCAATCGGGTGCCAGCCTTTGCTAGCCGCTGGGCGGCGAACCGCACCCGTGGCGGTCACCTTTTCGGTGTCCACTTCTGGTTTGTTTCGCCTGCGTCGCTGGTCTGACCGCTTCGGCACCGGGCCGCGTGTCATCGTGGGGCACCTCCTGGGCGCTCTCCTGCCCACCCACCTGGGGCGGGGCCAAACATTGGAAACCCGTACAGGGCCGGAGTTGCT